CTGGGATACTTTCGCCCCCCCCCCTGCGTATTTCGAGGAACTTATGCGGGTATCTAAAAATCAAATCATCTGGGGCGGTAATTATTTTGATCTGACCCCAACAAAGTGTTTTTTAGTATGGGATAAGTGCAACCCCGACGGCCTGTCATTCGCTGACTCGGAATATGCTTGGACTTCGTTCGACTCCGTCGCACGAACATTCCGGCTTCGTCCGGTCAATATGGATCATGGAAAAATCCACCCCACACAAAAACCCGTCGCCCTGTACAAATGGCTCCTGTCCCGCTATGCCAAACCCGGCGACCGCATACTCGACACACACGGCGGTTCCGGCTCCATCGCCATCGCCTGCCACGACCTAGGCTATGACCTGACGTGGATGGAACTCGACGCCGACTATTACGCCGCAGCCTGCAAACGATACCAGACCCACGCGCAACAGGCACAGCTTTTCCCTCCGGAGTCGATGTCAGAATATAAGCAGGTGTCGCTATTATAAAAAAGCGGTATCACCAATACGCCGACGACATAAAGAAAAACCGCATCCCGCATTGCTCCCTTGTGCGTCTCGCCGTCAAGCGTTTCGACAACGACCGCACCCGCGAGAAAACCGACGCGTTCCCGTATTACTTCGACGAGAGCCGGGCCGACAAGATGATCGGATTCCTGGAGATGCTCAAGCAGTTCGAAGGGGAGTTCAATAATCAACCTTTGATTTTGTCCGACTGGCAATGTTTCGCCATCGCCAACATCGTCGGATGGCGACTGAAAACAGACCCGACCCTTCGGCGGTTCCAGCGGTCGTTCATTATGGTGGGGAGGAAAAACGGCAAGAGCTTTTTGTTTTCCGGCTTCGCCCTTGAGAATATGCTGACCGAACCAGGAGCGCAGGTGTGCAGCTTCGCGACGACCCGCGAGCAGGCACAGATCATCCTCCGGAACCTCAAGCAGATCATCGCGAAAAATCCCGACCTCGAAGAAGTGCTGACCTGCTATCGGGCCGAGATTCAGAACAAGGAAACGGCCGGCCGGTTTTTCTGCCTGTCGAAGGAATCGAAAAATCAGGATGGTATGTCGATCTCCTACGGACTCGCCGACGAGGTAGCGGCCATGCGGGACAGCTATCTCGTGGACGTCGTGCAGTCGTCGATGGGCGCGCGCCGGAACCCGATGCTCGTCGAGATCACCACAGCCGGGTACAATTTCGACTCCCCGGGGTATCAGGAGTACGAGAAGGCGAAAAAGATTCTCACGGGCCAGCTCGATGACGACCGGTTTTTTACGATCATTTACCAGTACGACAAGGCTGACCGATGGGACGACCCGAAAAACTTCATCAAGGCAAACCCGAACCTCAACGTCTCAGTCAAGGAATCCTTCCTCATCGCCCAGCTGCAGGACGCGAAAAACTCCGGAAGCAAGCGGCCCGAGTTCATGACGAAGCACTGCAATATATTTTTGAAGTCGTTCGACGCATGGATCACGCCCGCCGTACTGGAAAAATGCAAGCCGGACACCGCGGCCCTCGCCCTCGACCTTACGAAATACGACTGTCTCGGGGCGGTCGACCTCTCGATCAGGAACGACTTCACCGCCTATACCCTCGCGTGGTTCATACCGGAGTGGAAAAAGTTTATCCTCAAGCATCGCTTTTATATCCCTGAATCGACCATCCTTGAGAAGTTCGCATCAGACAGCAAGTATATTTTCGAGTGGATAGAGCAGGGGTTTATCACCGTGTGCCCCGGCGACGTCGTTTCCCTGGACTTCCTGATTGCCGATATCGAAGCCGACCAGGCAGCCTACCGGCTCCGGGGCATTGGCGTGGACCCGTACCGCGCGCAAGACCTCGAACAGGGATTCCCGGCCCTCGTCGCCAAATTCCCCCAGTCGATCCTCAACATGAGCGCCCCGATCGGCAGCCTCGAAAAGGAAATCACGCAGGGGAACATCATCGACATCGAGGACAACCCCGTTTTCCGGTGGATGATGACGAACGTCCAATGTAAGACCCTCCCGAAAAACCTCGTCAAGCTCTCGAAGATCAACGGCGACAAGTCGAACGGGGCCAGAATCGATGGCGTCATCACCTCTGTCATGGCAGTCGCCCTCGCCCGCGGCAACAAACCGGAAGAAATCACCAAGATCGCCGTCAACTTCGAGGCGCTAGAATTCTAGCTAGTTTGTTTTTTCGGACGTCCGCCAAGCTTTCCGTTTTCTGCGCTTGACTTCTTTTTAGTATCGGACTTTACTGATCCGCCTTTTCGTCCGAGGGTGGCGGCGGTATCCATCGAAAACCCGGAGAGGCTATCGTTATCCTGGAGGCTTGCGTCCATCCAGTTTGATCCGACCGCCTTATACAAACGATACCCTCCGGATGTCGATTTAGTCACGATATACGATCCGTCTCCAGAGTATCCGGGCTGATCCTGTATGACCTGCGGTACAGAGTCCGCCGGAATTGAGTCTCCGTTTATCGTCACGATGGCGATAAGGGTTTTCCCTTCATCTTCGGCAAAAGCTTGTGAAGCCGATAGTTCCCGGGCGTCAAGTTCCTCGGAATTATAAGAGGCAATCCACCCCTCTCTGGTGTCTATCGATCCGGTTGCCCTGTGCATGTACTGTGTCATGATTCTTTCCTTTGCCGGATGCGCTCCGGCGGGCGGTTTAAATTACTAAAGGCTCATTGCGTTTTCGGTAGCAAAAAACTCTCTCATGATCTCGTCGCGGTTTTCGGCGGTTTTAACATCAGCCTTGAGGTCATTATACAAAATCGCAGAAAATCCGGTTTTAGAAAACATGTCTTCGCAAAACATTTTCCCTTCAACCAGCTTATATGTCCTGTTATGAGTAGCAAACTTGTGGCCGTTTTTTCCGTTTACAAACCGTGCTGTTATGATTTTTTCCATCTTGCGCCCCTTTTTAGGTGTTTCTCTCAACCACCATATAGACAGTATATAACCTAAGCGGTTAGCTTGTCAAGTAAATAAAGCCTTGAAAATGACGATTTTTAAAATATTTTTACTGACCTGACTATATCTGTATGAAGATATTCGGGTACACCATTGAGAAACGAGAAGCAAAAAAGACTGACATAAATTTTCCCCTGTATAATTTCGGGGCGCCGTCCTTTTATCAGTCGGCGATTGCCAATGCCACCGCGTCGGCCGCGATCAGCCTGATCGCGGGGACGATTGCGAAGCTCCCACGCCACCTATATTTCAAGAAAAACGACGACAGCCGCATCAGGGCCGACTGGCACCCGCTCTATACCCTCCTTAAGCGTTGTCCAAATTCCGAAGAAACGATATTCACCTTCATACACCGGCTCGTAAAATACCTCCTGGAGAACGGGAACGCCTACATATTCAAGGCCACGACCAAGGGCGTCATCACTGAATTGCGCTTTCTTAACCCCGTAACCGTCAAGGTCACCCGGAACGATGCCGGTGTGAAGCTTTTTAATTACAACGGAATGACCTATACCCCCGCCGAAGTGCTCCATATTCCCGCCCTGCATTACGACGGCCTGATCGGACACTCGCCCCTGGAGGCGGCCCGGTATGCCGTCGAGCTCGGGAACACCCTTGACGAGTATGCCAAGAACTCAATCGGGAACGGAATCAATACCGGATTAATGATCGACACCACCGACTACCTCGCACAGTATGCCGATGACGAAACTGAATATACGAAGCAGCTCAACAATATCGGGCGTTATTATGGTAATCATAACACTGGCCCAGACAATACCGGGAAGCCTCTCGTTATGCTTCCGAAGACAAAAGGCACTCCGGTCGACCTTTCGAGCAATCGGGACGCGCAGCTTAACGAATCCCGCGAGCTGCAGATCAGGGAAATTTCCAAGGTGTTCAACCTGCCGGTGTCGCTCCTGACCGGGCAAGGCACCGACGACCTCGAAAAAACCAATCAGCTTTACCTCTCGTACACCCTCTCGCCATGGATACGCCTGATCGACACCTACCTCAACCAGCTCCTGACACCATTTGAGGAGGAGCGGTACTACTTCGAAACAGCAACCGATCCGATCCTCACCGTCTCGATGGCGTCAAAATTCTCGGCCTACCGCTCGGCAATCGAGGCGGGAATTTATTCGGTGAACGAACTCCGGGCAAAGGAAAATATGCCGGCCCTCGACGAGGAGCTTGCCGGAAACGTCCACTTCATGCCCGCGAACGTCGTGCCGCTCACCGACGACAACGTGAAGGCCTACCTCGCGCAGTCAAAGCTCGCCCTCGACCAAGCGGCGAAGCTCAAGCACAACCCTGCCGGGGACGACAAAGTCTGACCTGACTATATATGCAGGAGAACGAAATGGCAAAGAAAGTCGCGTACAAAGAATACCAGGCAACCATAGAAACCCGCGCCGCGAAAGAAGGCGAGGCGGGTCGCGTTCTCTTTGGCCTCATCCCGTACCTCTCCCGCTCGGAAAACATGGGCGGATTCATCGAGGTAATCGCCCCCTCAGCCTTCGCTCACACCCTGGCTGACGGTGCCGATGTGAAATGCCTCATAGACCACGACAGCGCGAAGATCGTCGCCCGTGTCAAAAATGACACCCTCAAGCTCACCAGCGAAAACGACGGCCTCCACTTCGAGGTCACCCTGAACGACACGAGCTACGCAAACGACCTCTACGAAAACGTGCGGACCGGGATCATCACCTCGATGTCGTTCGGGTTCATCACCCTTATTGACGATTGGGACTACACGACCGAACCCGCCACCCGGACGCTCAAAGACGTGAAACTCATCGAAGTTTCCTTTGTCGTGTTTCCGGCCTATCCCGAAACGCAGACGCAAGCCCGTTCGCAGCTCTTCGCCGACACCGGACTCGACGACCTTGAGGGCCTGATTATCCGCTCACAGAATCCACGGTATGAATTGACGGACGCAGACCGCTCCGCCATCGAAAAGAATATCACCGCCCTGCGATCAATGCAGGAGAAGGATGTCAAAAAGATTCCCGAACCGGCTCCGGCCATTCCCGAAACCTATTACGCCGACCTCCTCAAAAAGATCACGCGGTAAAAAAGGAAAAACCAATGGACCAGAAAAAACTTGAAGAACTGAGAGCCGCAAACGACCGGCTTGTCGAACTCGCAAAAACCGAGAAGCGCGAACTGACCGCCCCCGAAAAGGAAATCTTCGAGGCACGGAATGAAGTTCTTGCTTTCCACGCATCCGCTCCGGCCGCCGCGACTGAAACCCGCAGCGCCCCGCCTGCCGCCCCCGTCGCCTCGATCGTCGTCGCGGAAACCCGCAGCATGGAAAAGGCCGCCGCGAAACAGGACGAGGAAACCGAAGC